ATCCGTTTAGCTTCTTAAAAACTTTCGTTATCCAAAACCATCCGAACACCGGGGACGTCTCCCATTGGTAGACGTCCTCTGTTCGCCTACCTATGCTCGTCCCTAGGTTAAGAGCCCTTGTGGCGGAAACAGATGCAGTCGTGTCGATTATCGACAGGGGGGCAACTGTCGCCGCCCTTTCCCACATCGCCGCTACTGTGAGACTCCTGGCCCCCGGAATTTTGTTCACCGTTATGGATGTTACATTTTGTGGAGTGTCATCTATTTTTATCTTACTTCCGGCTACGCAAGTGTAAACCGTCGGTCCGCCATTTGGTGCTATTTGGTTTATCGCGTCGAATAGCTGTTTCCACGGTATTGCTTCGTAAAAGTCTGGAATAACAGGAACAGGAGTGATCTCTTTCGTTACCGCAAGGTTTCCGGTGAGACCCATCTTCGATATCTGAAGGCTTATTATGTTTGTGCTGGACGAATAATTATTGAACTTTAATTCTATCGGAGGCTTGTTCTTATGGAAAAGTATCAGAAGGTCGAGCGATTGGGCGTACTTTACTTCCATCACTTCGCTGTCCGAGTACAAATTTATCTTTTGCGCTGTCGGACCGATCACGCTCGTTATGTCTACATCCACCCCTGCAGACTGCTCGATGTACGCCGGTTGCATCCCGTTCGATACGTTCAGTAGCTTTAGATGCGGAAGCGGCGACTCGGTTGTACCTAGGTCATAAAGTACGACCACGATGTCGATTATGTCAGATATCGACCACGGGATCATCCTTATGTTCTTGTCGGCCGATATCCCGCTCGGTAGCACATACTTGAGCCCGCCTCTCTTCCCGGTCCCTCCGAGGGACCACGGAAGAAAGTTGGTCATCTCTTCCGCCGCATGGGATATCAATGGCAGATCAACCCGACCGTTTAGCTTCGGGGAAACTTCACCCATCGAGAAGTCGGTTATGGTCGGTCTGATCTGCGGCATAGACTACCTCCGCGCTGTGGATCGCTCATCGGTGTCCTGCCGGTCGGTCCACCACGGGTCTGGGGCGTCGATCTGACGCTCCTCGGCCGAGGCGTTCTTTGCCAACTGCATGATAGCCGCGAACTCCTGCTGGATCGTCGCGCTGAGCTGCGGGCTCTGGCTCAAGGTCACGGCTATTTTCGACGCGATTCGCAGGACAAGGGCGTCGGTGAACATCGAGTCGAAGGAGTCCGGGTTCACGACCTGTTCGATGTACTTCATCTCAAGGTATCGGGTGACTGCGTCTTCCCCTATGTCCGAGTACATATTGCAGAGGATCCTCCGGCCGTCGGAGGCGCCGATCACGTCGAGAGGAGCCCCGATCACGTCGAATATGGTCTCAGGGTTGCCGGCAACTTCAAGAATCTTGAGCATGGGGATCATCGAAGTCGCGGTTCCGGTGGTTATGGTCGAAGCGACTTTCTTGTCTATGGTCGCCGATATGTTCGGGGTTGTTCCTGACGCAGTCACGATTCTTGTCCCATCCGGTATTCCCGCCCCGACTATCGTTCTTCCGACAAGGTCTGCTGCAACGTGCAGGGACGCTATCGCCATCGTGGTAAGGTTGTTGGTGTTTATCGTCCCGGATATCCCGGTGATGTAGATCTTATCCTCGGACTTGAATGCGTAGTCGTACTGATCCTTTGGCTTGGCGAACGTCGCGTCTTCGGGAATGAGGACCGTCTTCACGGCGAAGGTGAACGGGTACATTCGCAGGAGTTCATCCCGGGTCTGCCCGTACACGGACTTGCAGATCCTGGACTGCTTGGTATCCTCGGTGGTGTCCTTTATGGTTTCCGCGCCGATGCGCCAAAGGGATCTATTGCAAAGCTCGGCTTCTTTCACTCCGTAGGATTCGTGGAATGCTGGGGTGGAGACTATGGCCATGGGTTCTCCCTCCTTGAATAGTACCAGTATACAACCGGAGGACGTAATTGTCCATAGAGCATAAAAAACCCCTCCGGGTGGAGGGGAATATAGCACTGATGCTATGCCGTTATTCGGTTACGAAGGCGGCGTTGACGGTCAACACGTTGGCCATAGTCCCAGATCCGGCCGACACGATATTAACCTTCACGAATTGGCGTATTCCATTCGGTATAGCGATCTTTGCCGCTATAGTATCAGCTACCCAAGACGCAAGAGGTATTGGAATAAGCACTTTTGAAACATACGTTCCACCGGAAGCGTCGCTATCCTGTATCGATAGTTCGAATCTCTCACCGGTTATCGCGGTCTTCGACTTTGTCCTTACGACCAAGAATACTTCTCCACCGCCATCGGCCCAACCACTTACGGCCTTAAGGTCAAAGTAGTCGGAAAGAGCCGCAGTCGTACCGGAGGTAGCGAGATCCTCGGAACCGCCGGTCGTCTTTACCACCCATTTAGAATCAATAAGCATACTATCAGCCCTCCTTAGCTTATCTGGGATTCGCCGGCAGTCAGCGTATCCACACGGACGATCGGGATGCCCTGGAAGGTCAGCTGCGGCCGGCCCCAGACATCTTCGGTGTTGAAGTACAGGTTGCCCTTCGAGTTGAGGCGCTTCCTGAACTGAGCCATCATGGTCGGCCCGCAGTAGATTACCACTCCGCTGGTGTCACCCATGGGGAACGTCTCGATCAAGTCGATCAAGTTGTTTTCACCCTTGGCTGCGTTCGTGCCATCTTCCCAGAAGGAGTTGTTCCCGCTCGCGGCGATGTTGCAAAGGCGCTTTACGGCGCGAGGATCCGCGATCCCGAGACCGAATTCCCATTCGAACTTAGTCATCACGACTTCGTAGCGATACCCGGAGGCATCGAACGCAGGCTGGACCTTCATGTCGGTCTGACGCATCATCCGATCCATGGTCTTCGGGTAGATGTTGTAAGCGCCGTTGACGCCCCACTTTATCATCCAGATGGACGAGTGGGTCGCTCCGGTCGTGGCTCCGTTGGTTACGACGGAGTTCGCCGCGAGGGCTCCGTACCGTTTTCCGAGGCCGTTGATCCCCTTGAGATCAGTACCCATATCCCCGTACCCGTTCTTGGTGAACATGATGTTATGGAAGGTCTTCACCAGCCCACGGAAATGGGCTTTCTCGCGCTCCATCCGGTAGGCCACGGGATCCGGGGCCTTCTCCAGGATACGGACGTCGATCTGCAGCCGGTCTTCCAGCCGAGCCAGATTCTCCACGACCGTCTTGGTGGTAGCCGCAGAAGTGGGCGTACCTTCATTGTACCGCACCAGGGTTCCGGTTGGCTCAGAGGTCATCTGAACGATTTCATGGGTGGTGTCCCCATTCGCCCGTTCCCAATACCCTTCCTCGATGAGGGGCATTTTTTCGGACAGTACATCGACTGCCGCCATGTGGCTTCCGTCAGGCGCACGGGTGCGCATGATCTCAGGAAGCGTATAGGCTGTATTAAGTGCAAAGGCCATACTTGTCTCCTTGGTCTCTTTTTAATCGGCGCTCTTGAACTCGGTTCGCATCCAATCATACGGGTGGCTCTTCTTCGCCGCCGGAGCTTCCCCTTTCACGATACCATCCTCGCCGAGCCGCTTGCCCAACGCTACCAGGTCTCGTATCAGCCGGGGGTCGTTCCCAAGACTCTTCTCCAGGATCGCTGCCGATCCGTTCGGGAAAAGCCCATGCAACGCCTTCGCCGCAAGCTGCACATTGGAGTCGAAATCGTTCCCGTATTCACTTTTTAGGGTGGACACGGCGGTCTCGTATTCCTTCTGCACCGCTTCGTCCGCCTTGGCCATCTGAGCCTGTCCGCCCTGCTGGAGGGCCGCGATGACAGATTGCAGCTGCTTCGGCGTGACACCGTTCTTGAACGCTTCCTTGGCCACGACAGCCTTCACTTCGTCGGCGATCTCGCCGGGAAGCTCATACTTGTCGGGCGAGTCAGGTCGTCCGATCTTGGAGAAAAACTTTCCCCACTCCTCTTCGGAGGCGCCTTCCTTCGGTACTTGAACAGTCGATCCGAGTTTCTTCTCAAGCTCAACATAACTCTTCGCCAGGTTTTCCTTCCATTTTTCTCCGGAAAACTTGTGTAGACTTTTGTCGCCCTTAAGGGACTCGTCAATGTCGCTCAACCACTCCGGTGCGCTCACCGCCGCCTCGGCCTTCGCCGGGGCTTGCTGTCCTTGATTGTCCGATCCAGCGGCAGGCGCCGAAGAATCCAGGTCAAGTATTGCCATCTACTATCTCCTTATAAGGCATGGATGCGAAATTGTCAATTATCGTCTTCATGTTCATGTCCTGCAGCACCCCGAGCCGGTACAACATCCATATTCCAAAGTTCCGTACCGCCGTCTGTGCCGGATCATCTACCGGGATCGTGTCAAATATGTGCGATTCTTCCACAATTTCCCGCAATACTTCTCGACCATCGCTGGTCGATAGAAACACGTTCCTCCACCTTTCGGCGACGATCTCTCTCTCCTCGGACAATACGGCCATGCTACCTTCCTTTTCCCATCATGGAAGCCAACGGGCTACCATCTTCCGGTGCCTTCCCCATTGCGGGGAGATTCTTCTGCGCTTCAAGCTCCTGTTGCGCCTGCATCGCCTGGGCCTGGCCCTGTGCGTACGCCGCCTGGGCATCCTCCGCGTCCTTCTGGTCCACGAGCCCTTCCTGCGGGTAGCCGCTGACGATCATCAGCTTCCTGGCCGCGTAGTTCTTGTCCACGTTCATCAGCAAGGTCGGATCCTGGAAGAGCCCGGCCATGTTCCCGACCGCCGTGATCCCCGCTTCGAGACCCTGCTTCACAAGGTACTTCCTCTGAGCCTGCGCGAGCGGACCGATGAACGACAGGTTTAGGTTGATATTTTTGTCGATCCCTTCCGGCGGAACCGGAAGCCGCCCAGCCTGGGCTTCCATCCGGATGGTATTTTCAACCAAAGGATGGAGGAATTCGCTCTGCACCCGGCCCACGATGGACCCGAGGACCGCCGCGCTCTCCGATTTTATCTCCATGATCTCGGTGGCCGTCCGGTCCCTGGATGACTTCTGCAGCTGGGAGATGGCCATGAAGAAGTCGGTCTTGAAGTGCTCGCGGATAACCCGCGCCCGGCGCTCGATCCCCTCCATGGAGATCTGGTAGTTCGTTCCCTGGAAGATCGGTTCCGGCTTGTTCCCGCCGATCCCATAGGTGACGCCCCCGGGAGCGATCCGCAGGCGCCCCTTCATCCCCAGGTCGGTGTAGATCGGGGGTCGGGCGTTCATCTGCTCGGTGTCCGCCATCGCCTTGGACGACACGTTCAGCATCTTGATGTCGTAAAGGGCGTCCATCGCCGGCGACGTGCCGTAGGTCATGCCCGCCACCTTCCGGAACCGCCACGCTTCGAAGTGCTTGAAGTCGAACCCGCCCTCACGGAGAACCACCTGGGGCGCCATGATCGACGATATGCTCCCGGAGGACTGCGACTCCCCGCAGAACAGGTACACCGACGCGAATGGCTTCTCAACGTCGAGCTTTATCAAATTGTCCGCTTCTCCCCGGTACTCGCGCGGGTAGATCGCGTGGACCACCCGCACCCGCTTCTCCATGTTCTTCTTGGCGTCCTTTACGATCTGCTGGTCCAGGTTATCCTGGTCGAACTCCTCAAGAAGCTGCCGGTAGGTCATGTCGAACTCGCGGTGCATGAGGTCCACTTCCCCGAAACGGTTCTCCGAGATGAAGCATTCCCGCAGATGCAGGGCCTCGTACACCGGGCGCCCGAGCTTCTTGGCTTCCTCGATGTTCACGACCGTGGTCCCGAGGCACACGCAGTCGTCAATGGCCTCGCTCACCGCGTCGTAGAAGTTGGATGCCGCGAACGTCTCCAGGACAGCATCGGTTAATTCTTTCAGGTAGGCCATGACCCGCCGGTTCTCCCGGAACTTCTTCTCCTTCGGGATAATTTCCAGCCAATCGATGGCCGGCGACACGAGTTGCCCGAAAAGGCCGTCAGAAAGACGGTTTTTGGCCGCTATCGACTCCCCGTCGAAGATGTACCGCCCGAAATCCCGGTCCGATTCATGCTCGAACCCCCATCCGGAGCGCCTTGGGAGGAGGTACTTCGTGATCTCCTCGTAAAGGATCGTCATTTTGTCCTTCTCGTCGTGGAGATTCTTGCTGTCCCTCTTTATCTCTTCTATAAGGTTTCGGTCGTGGTCCGATAATTTTTGAAGCGGCATAGGTTTCCCCCTCTGGTTACGCTATGTAGGAGTATACATCATAGTCATATTCTGTGGTAGCCTTATTTTCCTCCGCCCACGCCTCGACATCGATGGGTCCATCCGGGTTGAAGGCATTCATGTCCGGGTCGCAGATCCTACTCATGCAGTCCAGCATATCGTCGTGGGTCATGTACGGGAATTGCCGGTACTCGTCCCGCATGAACTCCGCCACCAGGTCGTGCTGCTGCCCCTTCGTGTCCACCCGAATCAGCGTTTCCGGCAGATAGAACCTTCCGGTCTGGAATATCGGCTGCAGCCGCTTGATCCGGTCGTTCTTTTTCAGCTGCCCGCCCAAGGGGGTGATGGTGAAGCGGTAGTTATTCCGGTTCATCTCCGACTGGAAGTGCTGGATGTCCGACTGCATCCCATACTTTTCGTACCCGACGGCCAGTGGTTTGTAGATGGAGTGGAGCTTGAATAGTCGGTTCGTCCGCTCGTCCAGGTTCAGCCGGTCACGGATCATGTCGATAAGGTAGTAGTTCCCGTCCGACCCCAACCCGATGACCATCATCACCGTGTAGTCGGAATTCTCCTTCTTCTCGTTGGCCGGGTCCACGAGGATGTACTTGTTCATGTTCCCCATGTTCCCGACGTCCGGGATCCAATACTTCACCCACCCCTCAAGGAACACCTCGTCCCCTTCCTGAATGGGCATATTGAACAGCTGGCACGATGAAATGTACGGCCCCATGTCCCGGATCTTCTCTTCCAGCACCTTCGAAGTCCAGAGCCACGGCTCCCCGCCCGGGGTATTGTCTTTCGTGGCTCCGTACACCCGGGGTATCACCGCCTGACGGGCGATCAACACCGAGTAGGTGTCCGCATAATGGTAGCGCGTTCCATAGAACCGCCTCCTACCACCGAGGTTCGATCCCAGGTTGAACGCCATCGACACAGAATCCGTGACCTTCGTGGACATCTCCGGGGTGCCCACGGACTCCTTGGTGACCACGTCGTCGAATATCATCACCCGGAAGTGCTTGGACGTCGGCTGCCCGTCGATGACGCCCCAGGCTTCCACCGTCGCTTCCTTCGGCGTCCCGTTCCGCCGGACGATGATCCCGTCGTCTTCCGAGTTATGGGTCGGAACCATGTTATACCCGGCCAGGTAGAGGCTATCCTCGGCGCTCACCTTGATGCAGTTCACGGTACGCTTCCCGATGTTCTCTATCTTCTTGATGTACCGGCCAACCTTTACACGGCTATCCTTGCACCGCTCAAGCTTCGCAGGCAGTAGGAACGGAGGATTGTCCTTCACCCCGACGAAGTAGATATGGTGGACTTCCTTCCTTCCTCTCGATTTTGGCGTAAATGCTATCCTGGATGGCCTCATCCCGAGCGTTTTCGCCAGGAACATCACCGAATCCGCGATGTTTTTGTTGGTATTCGAGAACATGCACATCCCGCCGGCCCGGTGCTTTGTCTCTTTCTTGCACGTCCCGTCCGAATCCATGAGCCCCTGCAGCAGCCTCCGCCTATTCTCGATTCCTGCCATTAGGTATTTCTCCGGAACATGCTTGTCGCGTAGTACGCCTTCTGCATCCAACAGTTCCTTGAGCCCCTTTACGCCGTACATCGAGAAATTATCCTGATCCTTCTTCCTGTGGATGTACGTCTCAAACCCAGAGCTATGAATGCGCTCTAGCCCGTCATCCAAATATTCATTGTTGAAGGATATGACATTTGTACCTGCCGTGCCATTCCCAAGCCATAGCCCGAGAATATAAGGATCTACGCGTAGATGATTGTCTATTACGCACAATCTGTCTATTTTCGGCGTAGGAAGCATCCTTTCGTACTTGTATCTTGGTTTTAGGTCCTTCGTTTCCTTTATCTGAATGACCGACGAATCCCACGATCCCTTCTTCTTGCATTCCACCGGCCACAGGTGCTCAGGTGACGCGATCAACTCGCAGTCGTCGAACGTCACCTTGAGGCAACCGTCCACCTCTGAAGGCCCGGAGTTCCCAATAACATGGATGATCGAGCCGTCTGATCCGAATATCTTATCCCCGTATTCAAGGTCGCCGTGCCTCTTCCATCCGTTGATGGTGAGGACTGGAGTATCCACATCCAGAGACCACTTCGGCGCTTCCTTCTGCGGATCAGTCCAGCAAATCTCTGGAAACAGCTCCTTGAGCTTCTCGTTCTGCTCGAACTGCCACTTTATCGGGCGCAGGAACCCCTTGGCGATGGGCCGGTTGAAGCTGAATATCCCGATTGTCACCTCGGGATCGTTCAGGATGTCCTGCATAATCAGCGCCATGGCGATGGTCGTCTTGAAGTGCTCCCGGCTCCACAGGTCCAGGTGCCCGTCAGGATCCTTCTCCACGATCCGGCACATCTTGAACACCCAATCATTATCCGCGAACGTAACTCCTAGGATGTAGATCAGAAGGAAAAACAGATCCCGCTTCGCCAGTTCCCGCGTGACCTCCACCGTCTCCCCGAGCCGCTGCGCCTCGGTAAATATTTTCCGGTATCCCTCATGCGCCGCCTGCCGAATTTCGGTGTCGGTCATACGATGGTCGCCTCTGCGTAGTCCGCATCACGATCCTTCAACAACTCCATATCCTCATGCAGACTGTTCAGGCGCCTCATGGGCTCGCGCGGCCCGATATACCGATCATCCGCTGCCAAGTATTCCTCTTCGACGCCGCCTGGGGCATCCTCGTCATCCTGGCCAGAGAGGGAACGTGTCTCCTCGGCGGTCGGCGGCACGGCCTGGTCGGTGAACTCGGTGTCAGAGAGGACGCCCATCTTACGGATCATGTCCTGCATGGGCTCCGATAGGCGCTTCACGCCGGCATTGTCGTCCCCGAGCTTCTTGGCGATGAGACTCATCTTGCCCAAGGTCTCCATAACGCCCCGGATCTCCCGCACCGCGCTGATCGCGGTCCCGTACAGCTTTGGGTCGCCCTCGTCCATGATCTCATTGTATATCCTATAGGACATCTTCCGGATGTTCATCATCTCATCCAGGAAGTTGACCGTGTTCTCCGCCCGCTTGCTCAGTTCCTTGTTCATCCTCGCATACCCCCATGGCCGGTACTTCCCGATCCCGTCATACCCAATCATATAGTCGGAGCATCCGGATTTCAAGTCAGGATCATCACAGGCCAGGAAGTTTACTTTTCCATCCTCCGCGAGGCGCTTGAGCTCGTCCTTCGCCTTGGATATCCTGGCGGTGTCGTCCTTTGCCCGGGCTTCGATCCTCACCATCTTCTGGTGGTCCGTCGCCATATCCGAGAACTGCGCCACGAGATCCCGCATCCGCTCCACTCGGGCCTCCACCGTCGACGCGTACACCCCGTTCTTGTCCAGGTCACGGAACTCCTTGAGCCCAAACCGCTCCTGGCACAGCGTATGCAACGCCTCCACGGTCCCGTGGAAGATCGGGAACAGGTGCAGCGCCGCGTGGCGCGTCAGGTCCGCAGCGGTCAGCACCTTAGCGTCCACGAAATAATCCTGCCCATCCCGGCGGATCACGGCGGTCATCATGTACTTGTTGACGATGTAGTTCCAGGACCGGCCAGAGAGAATGTCCCGATCAATTTCCGCGAAACGGGCATTGTTGCACGCCGGGCAGGAGACGCTCACCACCGAGAGCAGCGCGTCCAGTTCCTCTGGGTCTATTTTGTGCCCGTCCGCTGTCACCGTGAAGAGGTCGTTCCGGTGCTCGAAGCCAATAGCCTCGTGCCGGTCGCCCTTGTCCAGAGGAGTGTATCCGTAGGAGATCGTTGCCTCGCGCTTCTTCGGCCACATATAGGTAGTATAGCAACTATCGTAGGTGAATGCAATGCTGGGAAAATTTGCGCGCGGCGCGGCGCGGGAATCACGAAATGGAGGTAGTGGAGAAAATGGAGATTTGTGCGGGATGCATGGGAGATAGTAACTTGGGGTATAGAGTGGGGGTGGGGGAGACGTGGGCGGGGGTCTATCCCCGCGCGGGCGCCCGGCCCCGAAAGGCCCCCCCCCCACCCCCGACCCCTGGGCGCCACGATCCACTACA